AAACACGGCGGTTCAGTAAAATCACATCGAGGTGATGGTATTTGTAAAAAAGGCAAAACTAAAGGACGTATGGTATGATGAGATGCCGAGGCATGGGTAAAATTAAAAAAGTTGCTAAAAAATTAGCAAAAGCATCTAAGGCTCATGCTAAACAAGCTAAAACTCTTGAATCTATCAAAATGAAAAAAGGTGGCTCAGTTAAAGATGCTTGTTACAAAAAAGTAAAAGCTCAGTATAAGGTATTTCCAAGTGCCTATGCATCGGGTGCTATTGCTAAGTGTAGAAAAAATAAAGGAAAATAATGGCAGTTCGCAAGACAGCTAAAGGCGCTGCATTAAAACGCTGGTTTAAAGAAGATTGGAAAGATGTAAGAACCGGTAAAGCCTGTGGTCGCAGTAAAGGAGAGTCTCGAGGCACTCCCTATTGTAGACCTAGCAAACGTGTGTCGAGCAAGACTCCTAAAACATCAGGAGAAATGACCACCGCAGAGAAACGCTCGCGAATAGCGCAAAAGAAAAGCTTGGGGCAACCTGCAGGTAAACCCCGTAGAGTTGCGTCTCTTAAACGAAAAAAGAAATAGGAGATAAATATGGAATGGGATTGGGAACACTGGGCTGCACTTCTAGTCTGGACATGGGTATGGGATAAATGGGTATCTCATCATTGGTACGATGTCTGGTCATGGATGAAAAGCATGTGGAGTTAATAAACCTTAAGTAATGGATTTCAACAAGATTATAATAAGTTTGATTCCGTTACTATTAGTAGCTATGTGGTGGGTTGTGGATTCAATAAATACGATTAATAGAGATGTGGCATTAATAAAATCTCATTTAACACAGCTCATCACCCCTGCGGGGCAAGTAATACCTTCTACTGATAATTTAGTAGAAAGGCAGAAATTAAAAGAAACATTAGTAGAAAATATACACGGTTTAGATATTAGACTAAAATTAGTAGAAGAAAGATATATAACGGGTAATTCGTGTAGTGGCAAAATGTATTCGGACTGGCCTTGCATGAATGCAGAAGGCTGTATAAAACTAGGAAAATAAAATGGCAACTTCAGGAACAACAACATTTAATCCAGACCTCAACGAGATTGTAGAAGAGGCATTTGAACGATGTGGCGCTGAACTTAGAACTGGATACGACTTACGAACTGCAAGACGTAGTTTAAATTTACTCACGGCTGAATGGGCTAATCGCGGCGTCAATTTATGGACAATTACGACAGGCTCCATTTCACTTGTTGCAGGCACCGCTACTTATAATTTGCCAACCGATACGATTGATTTAGTTGACCAAGTTATTCGTACAGGTTCAGGCACGACACAATCTGATTTAAGTATATCTCGAATTGCCGTTCCGACGTATGCTACAATACCAAGTAAAAATGATACAGGAAGACCTATACAAGTTTATATCGATAGGAAAACGACTACACCGACTATAACTTTATGGCCTATTCCTGATAGTGTTACACCATATACTTTTGTTTATTGGTATATGAAACGTATTGATGACGCTGGAACCGGAGTTAATACACAGGAAATACCGTTTAGATTTTATCCCTGTTTAATTGCAGGACTAGCCTATTATCTCAGCTTAAAGATACCGGGTGCACTTGAAAGAATGGCGATGTTAAAACAAGAATATGAAGAACAATGGATGTTAGCATCTACTGAAGATAGAGAAAAGGCTGATTTAAGACTTGCACCCCGTCAGCAATTTCTATAAGGGATTATAATGAGTGATCGATTTACTGCCGGGAAAAAAGCAATTGCGGTATGTGATAGATGTGGCTTTCAAGTTAAACTGAAAGAGCTTAAAAATCTATACATTAGAACTACAGATACAAATATAAAAGTCTGTAAAGAATGTTGGGAACCCGACCAACCGCAAAACATGCAAGGCATGTATCCTGTAGAAGATCCACAGGCGTTACGTGATCCACGACCTGACGGAAGTTTTGGAATTGCAGGTGAATATAGTAGTCGGCAAATTCAATGGGGTTGGGATCCAGTAGGACTTAATAATCCTTTGGGATTAGAAATAGAAGATGATTTAGAAGCGACTGGTCAGGTTGGCACAGTTACTGTAACAACAACTTAGGAGAAAACAAATGTCAATTGTAAGAGCTGTAAGATATGGGCGTGACCTTATTAAAAAAGGAAGCACTGGAAAACCTACGCGAGTTAAAGCAGGGCCTACAACACGCAAAGATATTCAAAGCACTAAAAAAAGAGGTAGCGTTAAGAATTTAAATAGTACAAGTAATTCAGGGAGCAAACCAAGTAATCCAACTAAAAAAATTACACAACAAAGGCCCCCAAGAAGTGGACAGCCAGGTAAAACATCTAGCACTCCTAAATCACCTAAGGCTAAACGAAGAACTTTTACTAAAGCAGATGCATTAAAAACAGGGGTTACTGTAGCAGGTATTACCGCGATCGCTAATCGTTCTACTAAAAAAGAAGCACCTAAAGCTGCGCCGGTTAAAAAAACCAAAGCCCCTAAACCTACTCGAAGAGCAGGACCTTCAGGCCCAAAAATGACTTCTATGAAGGCACCAAGTACTGGACCTAAACCTAGAAATAAAGATGATAAGAAAAAACCTAAAAGACCTTCAGGCCCAACAATGACCAGTTTTAAACGATAAGGAGTATAATATGAATAACGATAGAAAAGGATGTAAACCAAGCTATAAACAGCCTCAACCAGGGCCCGCAGTAAACTCAAATGGCTACCCTGAAACGGATGTCAAGACAGAAGGTGTTGTTACTCGTGGTAATGGCGCAGCAACAAAAGGTACAAAAGCCCGTGGCCCAATGGCGTAAGGATAGATAATGAACTACACACAATTAGTAGCGGAAGTACAAAGCTACACTGAGAATCAGTTTAGTACGGCTGATATTGACACCTTTATTCAGCAAGCAGAAGAGCGCGTATTTAATACTGTGCAGATTCCTGACGTAAGACGTAATCAAGTGGGAACTACATCGACGGGTAATAAATATTTGTCTGTGCCTTCTGATTGGTTAGCAACTTATAGTATAGCTGTGATTGATAGTAATAATGAATACACTTATCTTTTAAATAAAGACGTTAATTTTATTAGGGAGTCTTTCCCAGACACAGATTCGGCTTATTATGGTAAGCCTAAATATTACGGAGTTTTTGATGATAACACATTTATTATGGGGCCTACACCAGACGATAATTATACTGTTGAGCTTCACTATTTTTACTACCCTACTTCTATTGTCACTGCTGGCACTAGCTGGTTGGGCAATAATTTTAGTAGTGTGCTATTGTATGGAACTTTGTTGGAAGCAGCTGCATACATGAAAGAAGAACCCGATATTATTGCAAATTATACACAACGGTACACGGATGCATTATCTATGATTAAACAACTAGGTGATGCTAAAAATAGAATGGATGCTTATCGAGATGGACAAGTAAGGTATCCAGTACAATAACGAGAGGAAAAGTATGGATAATCAAGGCACAATACTTGATGGAGAAGTAAAAGTTATAACAACAAGCGGGCGAGGATTTACACCCGAAGAACTTGCGGACAGAGCACTAGACAAAATTATGTATGTCAGCAAAGATGCTAACCCTCTCATTAGAGATCAGGCAGAAGCTTTTAAGCACTATATCAGAGAAGTTCTGGTTAAGTACTTAAAACAAGCGGTTCAATCAGACCGCACAACAATAGCGAATAAACTGCGAGAAGCGGGGCATTCTGAATTAATTAAACTTTTGGAGACTTAACATGGCAATTTCCCAAGCAATGGCTACGAGTTTCAAAGTTGATTTGCTTAACGGCATTCACGCTTTTGGAACAACAGTAACAAGGGGAAGTACTACTGCTGATACATTTAAAATCGCATTATATACTTCTTCAGCAACACTAGATGCAACAACTACAGCGTACACAACATCAAACGAAGTAGCTACAGGCGGTAACTATTCAGCTGGCGGTAATACGCTGTCTGTTTCAACAGCGCCTACATTCACTTCAACTACTGCGTGGTTAGACTTTGCAGACACAACATGGTCAGCATCGACAATCACAGCAAACGGAGCTTTAGTTTATAACTACTCTCAAAGCAATAAAGCAGTTGCGGTATTAGCATTTGGTGGAGATAAGACATCAACTAACGGGGATTTTACAGTTATATTCCCAACAGCGGATTCTTCTAACGCTATTATCCGTATAGCCTAATTAGGAGGCTATTATGGCTCTTGTTCTAAAAGACAGAGTAAAGGAAACCTCAGCCACAACTGGGACTGGGACTGTCACGCTCGCGGGCGCAGTTGCAGACTATCAAGCTTTTTCAGTTATTGGTGATGGTAACACTACTTACTACACTATTACATTGCCAACAAGCAGTGAATGGGAAGTCGGTATTGGTACCTATACAGCTTCTGGTACTACTCTAAGTCGCGATACTGTTCTAGCATCGTCTAATTCAGGAAGTTTAGTTAATTTCTCCGCGGGAGACAAAGATGTTTTTGTTGTCTATCCTGCGGGTAAATCTGTATTCGAAGATGCAAATGGTAACGTTACCGTCGATGGAACAATACGAGGTGAAGAATTAGAAGCCTCAAACGGACTATTAGTAAATAGTCAAACAATTGGAATAAATTACAGTTTACCTTCTGGGTATAATGCAACGAGCACAGGGCCTGTCACAGTATCAAGTGGCGTGGCGTTTACCGTCCCGTCAGGATCAAGATGGCTGGTGCTCTAAATGTTTTCAGATAGCCCTTTTTCAAGTGCCCCGTTTTCCTCCGAGGGAGGTGTAGCGGCTGTAAATGTAAACGTCAATGTTACTGGAGTACTAGGTACAACACAATTAGGTACTGCAACTGTAACAGCAGACGCAAATGTTAATGTTACTGGAGTAGTAGGAACTACTCAGCTTGGGACAGCAACAGTTAGTGCGGATGCAAATGTAAGTGTTACTGGGGTAGTAGGCACAACACAACTAGGTAATGTAACAGTAGCTGAAGGTGTTGGAGTCAATGTTACTGGAGTAGAAGGCACCACAGAACTTGGTAATGTAACAGTAGCTGAAGGTGTTGGAGTTAACGTTACTGGAGTAGTAGGTACAACACAATTAGGTACCGCAACGGTAACAACAGATGCAAATGTAAGTGTTACTGGAGTTGAAGGTAACACGGCTCTTGGAGCAATTGTAGTATCAACAGACGGTAATGTTGTTGTAGATGGCATACAAGCCATAACGACTTTAGGAACAATTACTACTACTGCAGATGCAAATATAAATGTTACTGGAGTAGTGGGAACTACTCAGCTAGGCACTGCAACTGTAACAGCAGATGCAAATGTAAGTGTTACTGGTGTAGAAGGCACCACAGAACTTGGTAATGTAACAGTAGCTGAAGGTGTTGGAGTTAACGTTACTGGAGTAGTGGGAACTACTCAGCTTGGGACAGCAACTGTAACAGCAGATGCAAATATAAATGTTACTGGAGTAGTGGGAACTACTCAGTTAGGTACTGCAACAGTTAGTGCTGATGCAAATGTAAGTGTTACCGGAGTAATAGGTACCCTTCAGTTAGGTAATGTAACAGTAGCTGCAAATGCAGATGTTAATGTTACTGGGGTAGTAGGAACTACTCAGCTAGGTAATGCAACAGTTAGCGCGGATGCAAATGTAAGTGTTACCGGAGTATTAGGTACAACGATACTCGGAACTGTCATTGCAACTGCCGATGCTAATGCTAATGTTGTTGGAGTTGTAGGGTATGGACGAACAAGTGTTGTCCTAGTATGGAGCGACATCGATGACAACCAAGATGCTGGTTGGGTTGACGTTGACGATTCACAAACTAATGGGTGGTCAGATGTTAATACATCACAAACACCTGAATGGATGGAGATAGCAGCATGATAATAGAAGCTAAAAAATTAAATGATGGAACTGTAATTAATAAGTACGAAGTGCATTTAGAATGTGCACATTGTTCAATGCCTGTTGATGCCGAAGAGTATAATTCAGGTACATGCTCCGATTGTGGAGAACCTTGGGAAGAAAAACGACACGTAGGTATTCACGTGACAAGTATTCCAATGCAAGGTAAATCAAGTTAAAATAATGAAAAATAAGGATTAAATTATGCCTAGTACCTACTCAAACCTAAAAATAGAACTTATTGCTACCGGCGAGCAAACTGGTACCTGGGGTACAACTACCAATACTAACTTAGGTACCGCTCTCGAAGAAGCCATTACGGGCTCTGCAACTGTCAGTTTTTCAAGTGCAGATGTAACAATTAGTTTAACAAATTCAAACGCTTCTCAAGCTGCTCGTAATTTACGGCTAAATTTATCAGGTACATCAGGTGGTGCTAGGACACTTACTGTTCCAACCATTGAAAAACTTTATCTAATTAATAATGGCCTTGCAGACGCGTGTACAGTTAAAAACTCAACAGGTACAGGGATTGCTGTTCCAGCAGGTAAATCCATGTTTGTGTTTAATGATGGTACTAATGTTGTTGATGCAGTCACTCATTTAAGCTCTCTCACTTTAAATACAGATTTAGCTGTAGCTGATGGGGGTACAGGTGCTTCGGATGCAGGTACGGCTAGAACTAATTTAGGTCTGGGCACAATGGCCACACAAAACGGCACCTCCGTTTCTATTTCTGGTGGATCTGCTACTGGGCTATCTAATTTAACCACTACAAACTTTACTGCTTCAGGCACAGCAACCTCATCAGGTACACTAGCAGTCACTGGAGGACTTACATTAGATGGTGCAGCGGGTACAGCAGGACAGTTTTTAACCTCAGCAGGAGCAGGCAATACTCCTACATGGGGTGGTGTGTCTTTAGGCTCAATGGCTTCTCAAGATGCTAACAATGTAAATATTACAGGTGGGTCTATTACTGGACTTACAACGCTATCTACTTCAGGCGGAACTATATCTGCTACTACATTGACCGCTACTACTACGCTGGGTATTGGTGCGGGGTGGACTGTTGTTCAAGACGGAAGTAATAATTTAATATTTAAATATAGTGGTACTAATAAAATGAAAATAGATTCTAGTGGTAACTTAACTGTTGTAGGCAATGTTACTGCTTATGGCAGTGTATAATGAGTGAAATGATACAGCCCTATCCATCATGGATATTAAATGAACAAGGTAATTGGCAAGCTCCAGTACCTTATCCAACTGATGGGGGATCTTATATATGGGATGAGCAAAATCAAACATGGATTGATGAAACAAGTCCTGATTATATAAGGGTTGCTGATTGCGAGTAGAAATAGAAGACTTATTTAAAGTAAGTTTATACCGAGCGCATTTTGATATAGACACTACTCCTATGTTAAATATACTAGGAGACCTTCATAAAGAAGGTAAATTAAAGTCACAAGAAGGATGGAGGTCTGGAATATTAACAAGCCATAGTGCATTTAATCCTAACCTTCAATATCCAGAATTGATTAAAAGGATTGCAAGTCACGTATATGATTATGCAACACAAATGGGGTATAAAGTAAATCAAGTTGCGTGTAAAGAATCTTGGTTTAATTATGGATTAAAACACTCTTATCAGGAATACCATATACATGCACATTGTCATATTACTGGAGTGTATTATATAGAAACACCAAAAGATAGTGGAGACATAGTATTTAGAACAACTAAGAATATGCACCCTATAGAGTTAGAAGCAGATAATAATATTTATACAGCAAGGACAAGGTCAATTACGCCTCAAAAAGGTAATTTAATATTGTTTCCTGCGGATGTAGAACACATGGTAGAAATGAATAAAACAGATAACCCAAGAATAAGTTTAAGTTTTAACTTTATTATAGAATAGGAATATATATGGCATTACCAAGTTCAGGAGCTATTGGAATA